TGCCGCGATAACAATGTCACCGAACTGGGCAAACCGCCAACGCTCGTTGCCTGTCAAGTCATAAGCTGGTGTGCCTGCCTTGCTAACATCGTCCAATGAGTTTGTGGAGGTATTATGCAGATATAGCTTGCCAGCATCGCCAGCAAATAGCTTGGTGTTGTCAGCGTTGTCTTTAGCCGCGTAGATGCCCAGTATCTTGCTGTCAGCATCGTCACTGTAAGCCTCGAAGCTGTTCATAGACCTATAGCCCTGTGCCGCAGGGATGCAGTTTTCAGCAGTTACCACAGTATTGTTTAAGTCTGGCTGGTCTGGAAGCCATTCGCCTAGTGTAATCATTGTCCTAGCCAAACCTCATTATCTGGTAATTGTTGCGTCCATATCTCTGAGCCAATAGTAGCATCTGTCCACACCTCAGTGCCAACAGCCACATTTGCCCAGTCCTCACCAAGTATTTTGATTATAGCCTCTGTAGTACCCTCGACACCTGCAACACCTGACATCACAAATGTAACCTGATTCTCAGAAGCTGATGTTATCTCAAGGTCAGCAGATGCCTCCGCCGCCAGCACAAAGTTAGCAATAGCTGTTGTTGTAATGCTTGCGTCAACAGTGGCCTCAACCTGACGTATCGGGGTGCCATCAGCAGTAACGGTAACAGCAATATTTACAGATGAGCCTACTTGGCGGATATGTGTGACTACAGCCACCACACTAGCGGCACCAGTAACACTCGCCGCAAAGTGCAGTATCTTCTGTAGCTCTGTGAGGGTGGTGATTGCTATATCTGTAGAAGAAACAGCACTGTGAAGTGTAAGGCTGTCTAGCTGGTCTAGCGTACCATAGCTATCCAGCGCATCCATTACACCCCAAGTATCTAGTTCCTTCAGAGTAGCCATAGCTAACCTATGCGGCTGTAATGTCTAAATCACCTGTGGCGATTTTCAGAATGTCGCCAGTAGCAACTGACTTGGCAGTTGTAAATGCGCCATGTATCAGCAGATTGCCGCCTGTGCTTGCGTCAAACAAACCAAAGTGCGACACAGTACCCCATGACCCAGTAGCGGCTGAAAACTCAATGCCTGCACTGTTTGATGTGGTGCCACTGGCCGCCGCGCTGAATGTAGCACTCACTCTGGCATAGCCACTGCCACTAAGCTCTGTGCCACTGTTGTCATCGTTAAAAGATGCTGTAGATAGACCGACATATACTGTGGTTGGCATGGTGTAAGCACCAGTGCCTAGTATGTGGTCTAGGATTTCATTTTCGAGATAATCACTCATTGCTGACATATTAATTCTCCGCTACTGCGTTTTGCTGTGAATACACTGACTTGATTTGCAAAGAACCCGTGCCATAATGGCTTCTCTGCTCGTCTACCCTTATTTCCTCAATAATGCGGCTAAACTTAGCATCATACTGTTGCGCTCTAGCTTCATCTAGCAAATATGAATATGCCTCTGCCAGCGCGCCATACAAATACAAGTCTGGGCTTCTCAGAAACAGCGTAGTCGTTGTTGACGCACTCAAAGAAGGCAATGAGCCAATATAAACAATCTCGGCAGTATATGCCGCATCTGGGATAGGCCGGAGCTTCATCTCAAGGCCGACAATGCTGTAACCTTCCGGCTTGCCCATGCCATTGCTAGAATACTGAGTATCTAGCGCAACTGGGCTAAAGTAACCAAGAACCTTAGTGGGGCTTACATTTAGCTTTACTTCTCTGACTTCCCTGAAGTCACTAGGCAATGCGATATACTCATCACCTGCTACTAGCGTGGCTTGTGAGCGCTTCTCCTGCTCTCGTGTTTCAAGCTCACGGCTCATACGAGATTCCGCAAGCTGGATGAAGTCTGGTATCTGCGTTGTTAAGTCATCTCGCGCCAGAAAGTTGGCGATTGATGTCTGCAAGTCGCTGTAGCTAGTAATGCTCATATGTAACCGCCACCTGTTCTAAATGCTCTATTCTCGCTGTCGTTCAGCCATTTCTTCCATGCAGTAGGATTATCTGATGGCTTTCCTAGCTTCTTTATTAGCTCATTATACACTGTATTTGGTATTTCCGCTACATGCGCCATGTGACGCTGTGAGCCTCTCATCTGGCCATATTGCCAGTCGTTATTCATTTGCTTGTTGAGTTCCATCAGAGCCGCAAAGTTCTGCTTCTTCTCAATGCTGGTAGTCCCGTCATTGTTCTGGTGCATATACATTTCCTCACCAGTCTTAGGGTCAACCTTCAGCAATCTCTTCATACTATCCTCCAAAGGATGAGAGGGCGGATAACCGCCCCCTCAAGATGATTAAGACTAGGAACCATCCAAGTCCAGAATCATGGCGTGTGCCTTCGGTGCTTGCACCTTCAGCGCCCACTCTGTGACTAGCTGGAACTTCTCTGCGTCACCTGTTGGAGCAATTTCGTTTTCTGCGAAATTACGTCCGTTCAGTGTGCAAAGTGAAGCAAAGTCTGGGTCAATCAGGAAGATGCGGTCATTGCTCAAGAAGCGTGACGGTGCAACTTCGATTGTACCGAAGTCAGTCAGAAACACTGATGTTGAACCAACGTAAGTGACTTCCTTTGCGGCAGTCATGTTTACATCGTTAGACACCAGATTGCCAGAAGCTGACAGGTCAGAGAAGTTAGCGCGGTTAGTAGCAGAAGCTACCATCATCTTAGGATTACCGCCATCGTTCCATGCATCCTGCATGCCGTCTTCAATCAGAGCCAGTGTCAATGCACGGTCTGTACCTGCACCAACAACGCCTGTGCCTGTACCTGCTGAGAAAGTACCACCTGCGCCTAATGAACCGTTTGTAATCCATGTAGACAGTGATGCTGACTTACGAGGGTCAGAACCTGACTGAGCAACGTCTGTGTCACCGATTGCTTTTTCGATGTCACGGCGAAGTTCCAATGATTTCAATACCTTCTGGTACTGAGTCTCACGGTCGCGGCCAGCTTTGTCCACTGCGTCAAGTGTCTTAGACACTGCAACAGCTTTTACTGAAATCTGGTGGTAGTTACCAAGACGTACAGTAGCTGTAGGTGCAATGATTGAAGCATCTGCGCCTTCAGTTGCGAAGTTAGTTGCGGATGCGGCCGCAAGTTCCTGCACCTGCCACTCAGTGAAGATGCCGTTTGAGGTTTCCTTCTTCAGTGCGCTGAAGATTGGAGTTTCATCGGGGTCAATCCGATAAATAACATCAGCAAGTTGCTCGCGCTCACCTACTGCTGTTTGAGTGGTAAAAGTAGACATAATTATTCTCCTATTAGCTATCTACCCATTAACAAATCGACAGCCGCATCAACAGAACGCTCTTTATTGAGCCTGTTCATGGCTTGCTGTCTTTGACGACTTGCAACCTGTTTCTTTGTCTTTGGTTGACCAGCCCTAGCCATCTTCGGAGCTTTTCTTGCCTTGCGTTTTGCATCGGGTTTCTTCGACTGAAGATTGTCCCACTGCCACGCCTTATGCAAGATTTCGATAGCCCGTGCATCTGATGCATTGGCTAACTCATCTTCTGAAAATCCTCTGCGTTGGGCATACTTGATTACCTCAAGGCGCTCACGGTTACGAGTATCTTCATCTTGCCACGCAGGTATTCGCTCGAGCATTTCCTGACGTTGCTGTGCTATATGCTGTTGCATCTTAGCTTGTTGCTCCTGCATCTGCTGTTGAGCTACCGCTTGTCTTTCTTGCTCAACCTGACGAGCATATTCTTTTTGCTGGTCAAGTTGCGCCTTGTAAACAATTAGCTCTTCAGCAGAATACTGCTTTGCTAGTTCAGCCCAATCAGGTTCCTGTTGGTTGACCTGTTTAAGCTGTTCAGACAACTGTTCAAGTTGCTGTGCGTAGCTGTCCCTCAACTGACTAACTTGTGCGGCTTCTTGTTCAAAAGCCTTGCGTTGTTCAGCGAGTTCTTGACTACGCTTGGTGTATGCCTGCTGACGCTGGTAGCCGTTCAGAAGCTCGTCTTGCGTGACCTGTAACTCTTCCCCGTCAACCTTGACGGTATAGTATTCAGGTTGCTCAACCTCTTCTTCTTCGTCATACTCAGCTTCCGCTTCATACTCACCTTCTTCCTCATCCTCGACATATTCGACTTCTTCAGTCTCCTGTGTCTCAGCCTCGGCTTCCAGTGTTGGAGCCTCTTCCACAATCTCTGTGGCTTCTTGCTCCTGTCGCCCTTCGCCTTCCTTGTCCATTTCGGGTGGTGTAGCTAGCAGGCTATCTAATGCTTGATTAATTGAAATAGCGCCAGTCTCAGGTGAGTTATTGGCCATTACTTATATCCTTTTCTCAAATTTTTGACGGTTTTGCAACTCGTCTAACTTTGATTTCGCCAGTTTACCGTCAGATACAACCTTCTCCAAGTAGGCTTGCACTGCCGATAAGTTCTGACACAACATATACAGGCGTTCACGGTTTTGTGAATCATTCACAGGACTGTGTTTCCATGCCTGTATAAAATCTGATTCAAGCTGTGCAAACGCCTCAATCAGAATCTCGTTCCTTAGCAGTGCAGAGGCTTTCTCGCCCTTCTGCATAGTCTCCCTTGCTTTTCCCTCATTCATGACAATATCGAATATCCTGTTAAGTTATATGGGTCTTGGAAATATTCAGGATAGGTCGCGCCTGTCATCCTGAACGCTTGGTTCATCACATCAAAGTCTGATGGGCGTGTTCCTGCCAGCAAGCCGCCATACTCTGTTGGGGCTATGTCTAACAGTGTCTGCCGATACATCGGAGTTCCACCAGCCGCAATCTGGCCGACAGGTATCATACTGATGTCCTGCGTTACTGGCTG